TATTCACATAAAAATATATTATGTAATAATGAAGATCTTCTAATTGCTCTTTATAAGCGGACTTAACACTATCAACGCCAGAGTTATAAATGGTTGTTTCGCTGTCATTTGGAACCATAAAGTTTGTTCTAACAACAAATCTATTGTTTGTGTCAGACTCAACAGGATTGCCGTATAAAACAATCTTCTCAACATAAGGCGCTGGTAAAAACTGACCTAGTGTTTTATCAGTATCGCCAGTTAATCTTAGTTCTGACATATCTCTGGCTCCATCGTAGATCCGTAAATGTCGTAATAAATGGACTCTTGCTCATCACCGAAACAATCAAAATCAATGTCTATGTAGTAAGAGTCTTTATTAAATAGATCTAAACCTTTGCAAGCTAGTGCTTCATTGACATTTTCATCTAGAAGAACATCAAAATAATACTCAACATCATCTGTGGTTAATTCTGAGGTATCGCCTTGAATTGGGGAATCAGCAATCAAAAAGCCATTTTCAACATTTGATTTTTCTTTTCTAAAATTTAACCTTTTCAATTCAGCATGAACACCCCTACTAGATGGAGTCTTTATTTCAAAAACTTCAATGTCGAAATTTTGCATTAAGGTTCTGGTGTTTACCTCTTCAGCATAAATTACTGGGTCATCACTAACCAATTCAACTGCTTTTTGATCAATAAAGCCTAAAGTTCTAGCAGAAACTTGTCTTACATTTTGTGGATCTGGGACAAAACTATTATTAACAACTCTTTTGACATAAGTAGATTCAATACTAATTTGTGGTATGTCACTCTCAGTGTTGGTATCGTATGTTGCAGACGAAGTAATTTTAGAATTTAAAGCTGCAATTTTCCAAGATGGGGCTGTCTGTGATGGTCCATCATAATAACCATCACCAATGGCGTTTTCAATTTTAAATAAATCGCTATCTGGGTATCTTATTCTGTTGGTTGCTGGTTTCAGAATAAAGTCAACTTCACTATCCAAATTCCTTGCTTTGGTCGTTTCTAGATCCTTAAACAAAACTAAAGTTTCTAAGTATTGTGTTTCCTCTTTGATTCTTTTATCCACATCACTTTGTGCTTCAGTTGCACTAGATGTTGCATAATTTTTATCGTAAAGAACATTATCATCAAAAAAAGCATAAAAAGCTGGTTTGAATTTACCGATTGACATCAAATATTTGGCATATGGGGTCAATTGTAAATCAAAAACTTGTTCTTTTTTATTTATAAATTTAGCCATTATTGTTCACTCTCATCATCATTCTTATAAAGAGCTTGTGCATCTAGCTTTATAGATTCAACAAAAGATACATAATCATATGGCCAATTGAAGCTCACTGGGTAGCCATTACTCATGCTTGTCTCTTCTTTGTTTGATTTAGCTTGTCCAACTTGCGAAACAACAGTATCTTTATACTCTGTCTGTCCTCTTTGTTTTACTTTAAAAATCATCCATCTAGTGTTTTCATCAATAAACTCTTCTCTAGTAAGAAGCTCATTTTCGCCTAATTTATGAGCAACAGCAACAGATTGCTTTGTTATCTGCTTATAATCAATAGGTGCTAAATTTTGCCAAATATAATTTAAGTCATCTGAATCTAATTGATATTCAAACTCAAAGAAATACATTGCCATCGGTTCAATATTTTTATTATTCACAAAATCAAACTGTGGCGGTAAGACGTATTCTTGCATCGTAGTAACTAGATTTCTAATAGAAATTCCAGCAAACTCTGTGGAGTCGCCGTTTGCTGTTCCGGCAGCATTTGACAAACAAGCATCTATAGTTGCCCTATCAATGCCGAAGAAGCTTTTATTTTCAAAATTATAAGATTTACTATCACCTTCTTTCACAATAGACTGATATGGTACAGCAACAATTGCTTCTTTTAGAGAAGACTGGCTCTTGAATTGTCCCATTTTCTTTGATGTTTTATTGAAACCAAAAACATCAACAAGAGATTTCATTTCCTTATAGAGGTTGCCACCATTGTTAGAAGCAGAAAAGTCATTGTAAACGGTGTTATTATCAATTACATCATAATGATACTTCAGCCATTCTGTTGGAATTTCTTCGATTTCTAAGAATATTCCATTTTTTGGGTCTGGCTCGATGACACCAAACTGATGCCAAACTCCACGAGGAACAGATGCGGAAGCATAAGTTGGAACAGAAAAACCAACCGGTCTAACACCTTTGTCGCCGTAATTTGGCATAGGGGTCTCTGTCTTAGGTTGTATGATCCACCTAGAGCCAACGGTTTCATTTTCGGTAAAAGATTCATTACCAAAAGCATCTTTTCTAACTTTTTCTACCCTTTCTACACCAAAAACATTGATACTATTTGTCAAATGCATACAATTATAATTTATATTTTTACCATCATAAATCATATCGCCTTGACCTGCAATATTGCCACTGAATGTTGGGATGATCTGAGTGCCAACAAAATTTGTAGTGGAGCCAGCCGGAGCCGCCGAAGCAGAAACACCAGCATCAAACCTCCAAGAAACTGTATCAATTTCAGATAATATTTTCTGCAAATCGTATGAAACGCTTCCTGATGGGCGGAAAACCAAATCTAGCCAAGCCTCTCCATCGTAATAAGGAGGAGTGAAAGCCGGATTCATGCCATTGATTGAGTCTATAGGATTGGACAATAAAACATTTCCAGTTACCGCTGCTGCGGCTTCTGGGCGTCCCGAAACTTCGGGACCAAAAGCAGTTGGTCTACTATAGAGCGTAAAACTTTCAGCAAAATTAGCCTTGGCCATCAAGCGAGGGTGTTGTGGTAGTTGATATTCAGCACCGGATGCAAAAGTGTTAGTTGAAGATTTGTAAAATTTTGCCCCATTAGCCCCATAAGGCAAGTTATTTCCAGAAGAACCTGATTCAAGCAAGTAAGTCCTTGAACCACTAACAGAACGTCTGATTTTGATTCTAGCTCCGTAAACGTCACCAGCCTTGAATTTCAAATCAGAATCAATGACATTAGATTCCAGCTTTGTGTAACTCTCATCTTTGAGGAAAAACCTAGACATTTCTCCAAAAAAGTTTGAAGCCATCTTGGAATAAATATTATCAATATTCGTAGGAGACAGTGATGACGTTACGTTCAAAGAAGCGGACGGGTGAGGCTCCATATCATAGAAATTCAAATTAGAAATATATGTTTCTGGCTCAATAATGGCTTCGAATGGGATTCTATAATCCCAATATTGTCCTCCCAGATATCCATTCTGTCCTGCTGAAGATGTAGAATCTGCAGCTATCATCCAAGATACGCCGGCGCTTGTAGATGTAGCACTTCCATAATAAGTTTTCTTGAATTTATCACGAGATGTAACGATAGGGAAATCAACAGCAATACCAGATTTGATTGTGTTGTATAGAATACCAGGAGCAAATAGAGATTGAGCTATGGGTCGTCCAGTGCCCTTATTAGCTTGTGGTGCAGTAATGTTACCGGACTTGCCTTCAATACTATTGCCATAAGATTTTCTAAACTGTTCGACTAAATCAACAGTACGCTGGGCGGGGTAGAAACCCTTATAGGGGTTGAATCTAATGCTAGCACTGCAAACTAACATTATCTCATCAGCAAGAAGTCCTGTTTTATCCTGCATTTTAGTGAAATTTCTCATAAAATCAGAATTTGAAAAATCTTTATAAAAATTAGAATTGGAGCTATTATTGTTTGTACCAACAATTTCAAAAGTATCAAACTTATTTGATGAATTGATTCCAAGTTTTTCGTAGTCTTCTATGTTTTCACTAATTCTAAATTCAGGAACAACGGCGTAATTTTTACTAGTAATGCCTAAATCATATTTATAATCGTCGTAATTTGAAAACCAAGGCTCCGAGGAGTGTGAGACAAAAACATTACTTGAGCCACTCTTCTCTACGTAGCCAGCTTGTGCTCCTGCTTCCCAAACAGCCTCACCACCATATAACTCAACTAAAGTCGTAGCAGATCCAGTTTGAGATATAACGATTCCAGAAGGCGATACAACAGAAGAAGCGCTAGGCACCAAGTGCTTTCTAGCAAAAAGAGCACCAACGGTAACATTTTGGGAAACAGTGCCTTCAGGTACGGCTGCCGCAGATCTGTGAACGTGCTCGTATTCATTTTGAAGCTCGCCAGCGGAATTAGACAACCTTAGCAAATTGACATTATTAGTGCCAATAAAAGATAAATCATTTATACTTCTAGTCAAAAATCCTAATGGAGCGTCTAACACCCAAGAACTCTGAGAAACAGCAACATTGAATGAATTGACAACTATACTATCATCGTGTAAAGAAATTCTTTGTCCTTGTGTTGCTCTCCAATACAAATTATCATATCCCACTCTTGTATAAGACGCTGTTGTGTATTCGTTCAATTTTGTTGGGAACAATTGCTCTGAATATACAACCCAATTCAAATTGAATTCTGGCTGGTCTTTCATGTTTACAACGACATCAAACGAATTATCATTATTTTCTATGTCAGATAATAATTTCTGATTCAACTCATCATTACTGAAATATTGATTTTCGTTATCAAAACTAACATTTAGGGTAATGTTATCAGTATTTGTAATATTGCCACTGTCATCAAAAGTATATACATCGTAATTAGCCAAAGAAGATTTTGCTCTTTGAGTTATTGGCTTGAAGGAATATCTCTGCAGGGGACTATTGCTAAATGAGAAAGTGTTTTCCTTGCGATGTTTTCTCAAAATAGGGTGATAGGAAGGTCCAATTTGAAGAGAGCCGCGAAAGCCAAATACACTCTTTCTCTTTGCCATCAAAAGATTGAAGTAATCAGAATCTTGATTTAGAGAAGAAAACAAAGGACCCAACAAATCAGTATTATAGTAACCCAAAACATTAGCATTTAAAGGCAAGCCAAGATTGTTATCGTTAAGTGAATCTACTGGCTCATCAACATAAATATTCAAGCCCATAGCTGGCTGATAAAGGCTACCAACTTTAGCATCAGATGCAGAAACAAAATCGAAGAATGCTACATACCTTCTACTCGTACCTGAACCTGTTGCGTAATAACCAGCTTGAGGTCCAGTAGTTGGAGCATATCCACCATAACGAATAAAGTTATTTAGTGCAGATTGATTTAGGGCACCAGTGAACCATGAATACTGACGGTCAGATCTGGGAATAGCATGTTGAGCGTAAAAATTATCAAATTTAGAAGATGTCACGAAGGTCCCATTCGCATTCTGGGTAATCTTTCTAATTGGATTTCTATTCACTTTGATAAAAGAGGCAGCCTGTTCGTAAGAAGCACCGGGACTTGTGACTGTATTGTCTCTACCAAATCTGCCAGCATGGATAGATAAGTTTTTTACTAAACCGAAGTCATTGCCGTTTTGATCAGAAACTCTGATGCCTGTTGTGCCGGATCCAGTTGCTTCGGAAACGGTGCCAGAAATATGCTGAAATGGCCTACGAACAGCAAGGTTTCTGTAATTTACAGAATTATAAACTGAGAAATCATTAGAGCGAATATCACCGTATCCTTGACCAAGAACCTCAACACTACCAGGAGCAGAGAATCTAGAGCGAATAACACTCTTATTGTTTGTATTGTTGTGTAAATAATTTACTGAATAGCTTGGGACAAACTCAAAGTGATTTTGATCTGTTCTACGAATATCAAGAATAGATCTTGCTTGAGAAGCGGAGGGTGTTTGAATGATCTGTGTTGGCAATGCAGGCTGATTATCGACAAAAGCACGAGGATTAGAAAAACCACCAACAGTTGATATAACTTCGTAGTTATTGCTGTAATTTCCAAGAATTGTTGAGCCGGTCCTCATCAAAATATTACGGACGTTTACTGGTCTTTTTGCAACATGATCTCTATAATATACTGCTTTTTGTGCTCCAGTCATAGGATAAGGATTTTCGTTTACCGCGTTTGCCTCTGGATATGGGTAATCAGCACCAACCATTCCTATTGCACCAGATACACCAGCATATCCCTCGCACGTATCTAAAAGAATCTTCCAAGCTTCTGGGCGTGTAAGATAAGTGTCGGACCCCTGGTTGATCCTAATGTGTCTGGATTGATGACCACCAACGGCATAATCCGTAAAGGGTCCTTGCATTGGAACTTCCATGTCTGGACCGTAAACATCATTATGGACATTTGTGATTTCCAAATTGCCAGAAACTTTTGCTACAACCTTAGCGTTATAACCTGTTTTCACAGAAGAACTAAAAACGTTGAATGGAAAGATAAAAGAAGATTTTAGATTGTAGTAACCAACACCCTCTTCCCAGTCTCTACCGTGTTGAACCTTGAAATGTCTTTTGGTTTTTTTATTGGGTTCCTCAACGTCATTTGAAGTCGGTGCTAAATCTTGCAGATCTGCTGTTGGCGCAAAGAGAACATTTCTGGGGACAAAAACTTCATTTTCTGTATTGACAGGTCCAGCAGGGGCAAGTGCATTATAAGTTAGATGAATGTCCTTGGAGGGCTCAAAGTTTACACCACCTTTGATTGTTGTATGTCTGATGACATCAAACTTATATGGTCTTGCTCTTTTTCTCAAAATATCGACTGAAGCATTATACGTAGCACTGTTTACAGTCGTCAAAACCGATGCTGTCTGGTTGCTTACCTTATTCGCTGTTTCTCTTACTGTCTCTCTTTGAGAATCAACTGTAGCATTCCCAGATGATGAAGATACATCACTTCTAATACCTCTCTCTTTCCACCATAGAGTATTGTCTGATTGTGAAAGAGAGATTGGAGCATGACCAAACTTCCAATTATAAAGATGTTTGTTAATGCCCATAGCTGGACCTTCAGTGCTTGCATATGAAGTCAAAGAAGGGAATTTAGATTGATATTTGTTTCTTTCTAAAACATGACTTTCAATAACATCAGCAACATTTGCCTCTAAGCCACTACTATAAGGTAAAATTTGTGTAATTATTTCTGAGATTGAATCATCTAACCATTTATAATAATTTATAAATTTTTCAACAGTAGATGTATTTGTCACTTTTCTAAAAAAAGTTTCTTTTAGTTTTTCTAAATCTTTGTATCTCTCACGATATCTGTTGACAGGGGCTCCAATTAGATTGTTGAAGTCAATAACTCCAGCAAAAAAGACTAGCATCTCTTCGGAGATGGAATTGTACATGCTCTTTTCTAGGGAGTGAAAAAATCTAATAGGAGGATCATTAGTTCCAAAAACTCTTTCCTGATTAGAAAAAACACTAACCATGTCAGAAGAAACAACCTGCTCAGGGTCTACAAATTTTAGTGAATTTATTTTATCTTTTTTTCCAACGCCATTTGAATTGTCAAACCCAAAAGCAAGACCGTTATATTGATAGCCAGATATTCCGCCAATCCAGCCATAATTTCCTCTGATTTCCGCAGAACCAGAACTCATATCGTTCACATAAACTGAAGAAGCTGTGTATGCAGTCGGAACATTATCAAAGGTCCAGTGGAGAGCTAAAGTATTATAATTTGTAACATCGGTATTATTCAAATTTGAATCTAAAGATGAGACATTCCTGTATGAACCAGAAACACCAGCATTATTGATATCATATAGATGATTATTGATACTCTTATCATCAATGTATTTTAGCCAATATTTTACATTAGTAAGCAGCACATCGCTTTTCTGTTGTAGTGTTCCAGTTATATTTGTTCTACGGGCACCACCATAAATCCTTTTGGCAGACTTTAGAAAATTAGATCCCACAGTTTGCGAGACAGAGGAAGTTAAGACAAAGCTATTTTGAATGTTATCACTAATCGCATTGATGCCCCTAAATTCTAAATCATAAGTAAACGCATCAGAGCCAGTAACTATGTCCGTAACAGGATAATTAGACGGCTTCAAGCGTACCGAAAAATTCCATTGATTATTGTCATAGACATTGAAAAATAAACTGCTTGTAAGCGCCGGAAATGGATTTGGACTTATGGAAGATGTAAGCTTGAAGTAAACATTTTTTGATTTGTTTTTAGGTCTAATAGCATAAACTTGAAAGTTCACCGGATCGTTTGATGCCCAGGTGGTATCAGAAGCTGATGAAGTGTTTGCTAAATTCATACCGAACAAAGAGACATCAGTGAAGTTTCTATCAAAATTTTGATCATCATCAACATAGAATGGGAAAATGATCCCAGTCTCTAAACTAAATCCATATCTATCTTCTTTGTTTTCTTGATATGTGCCAGAAATAAAAGCAAAAGACTCAGAATTTGAGGGATCAGCTGCTTGATAAACAACTCCATTATAATTTTCTCCGACACCAAAATTTATTGATGTATCATCAGATAAAGTTTCTACTAACTTATCTTCAACAAAAAATCTATTATTATCAGAATAAGTGCGAAGCTTCAACACTCTATCATCTAAATTAAAACATCTCAAAATGTTTTTGACAGACTTTTCAGTTCCTTTAGATTTATAAATATTAGATAAATTATTGAATATGTTCAAGTAAATTAGATTCTTTGTCTCAATGAGATCAGATTCTAAGAATGTGTCTTCTGTTCGATTAGAAAATTTTTCTAACACGTTGGCGTCAACAAAAATCTCCGGCATATACAAGCCAAGAGATTGTGCCATATTTCTAGCGAATGTTGTTGGAGTTGCTGATGAGCTAGTATAAGTTAGATTTTTTAGATTAGGGACGCTTTCAATCTGTAATGAAAGCTTGTCCATATAAGATGCCACAATGTGAGAAATAAGCTTTAGATCATCTTCCTTATCGTCAGCTTCCGCTAAAATCCAAGATGGCACCAAGTTGACAAATGCAGAATTATTATTTAAATCAAAATTTTCACCCTTTGCCAGCAATTCTGTTCTCAAAGAAGAGACACTTGGATGTGTAGAGTAAATTATTGGATCTAAATATTCACTTGTCCTATTACCAGATTCAACAAGGGCAGAAGACGTAGAACGAGAATAAGCATCATATCCAGTCCAAGTTCCATTAGAGATTCTGCCACTGTAATCTAAAACATTATCATCAATGGTGTTTTCACCAGTAACACCTTCATTGAACTTGTAGTAAACACCCAAAGTGGCGTTATTGATATCTGTGTTTACTCCGCCTCTAACCTGCGACTTCCAGTTGAGACCAATATCTTCGCCATTACGACGCGCTTTCCAAAATCTGAATTCATCAAGAGACGCACTCAACTTACCAGCACCAGCAGCACCATATACATTTCCAGCGTCAACACTTGCCGTCAAAAGAGCGCCGATGCGACCGGTCATATTTTTAGAATTAAGTTCGTTTATACTACCGGCTGTTGTGTTTGTATCATTCAGAGCACCATTAACATACAATTCTGTGATAATATTACTACCAGAATTATAGAAAGTAACAGCATAATGAGAAAAAGTCTCCAATGATGCAGTTGTGAGACTCTGACCAATAGGTTGCTGCAAGAAACCTGAAGAGGCAGACTGTGCAGTGATCAAGAAAGGTGACCCAGACGCAGCACCAGTTAGCTCAACGCGCAAACGCCCATATGTAGCAGAACCAGAAACTCCATTATTCCACATATCAAAAATGACTTCTTTTTCAGTCTTTGCATTATCAAACGCTGCTTTTTTGAGCCAGAACTCAATCGTAACACCGGTATCAAAATTTGAACGCAAGTTAGACTGACGAGTACCGGTGGCATAATCTGAGGGCAAGCCATCTGTTGTATAAATATCAGTATCATAGACATTAGAAGCCTGCCTAATACTCTTAGCATCAGAAGGGAAAGCATCCGATAATTTTGTATAAGAAGAGGTATGCGGACCACCATAGAAAGTTATGTACTCTAAAGAAGAGGGGGTTCCATAGCCATTACTAATAGAGCCATTCAATGATCCCCACCCATCAGCACTCAAAAGGGCATAACCATTCGTGCGAGGATATCTATTATCAAAAATATATTTTTCAATATCCAAAAGATCATTGTAAAATTTATTTATTTCCGCGTCAGAGCCATCATAAGGATAATAATCATAAATTTGTTCCATTGCTGCTTTATAATATAAATAAGCAGACCCATATTTGACAAAATTTTCAGGTTCTGAATAGTCAACAGCGGGAACAAAAGCTTCTTGCTTTGTTTTTATTTCGGAAACATTTTCACTTGATTCTACATTTTTGAAAGCATCTTTTGTGGTTGTATTAGAAAGGTAATTTCTATTTGTAGAATCAAATAATTTTTTAATACTCATATTCCTCTACCCTGAATTTGAATGTTTCCCTTTGCTCTTGCCAAGAACCTAAAGCTGGATCATAAAAAGAAAATCTAAAAGCATACTCAAATCCTGGCTGTAATAAGTTCATGTCAAAATCAAAATAATTTCCAGATACATCATGGGATAAAACAGTGTGCAATTCAGAACCAGTGCCGTAAGGAACAGCCTCTAAGCCATCTAAAGTTCTATAAACTCTGTAAGATGCGCTCTCAATCGTAGTTGTGGGCACCGTAGAATTGACAACACTATACACATTTGGGTTCCAATTTTTTTCTCTCACAAATAAGTTAAATCTAGCAGTCTGATCATTGCGATATTTAGACTGTAAATTTGTGATATTCAAAAAATAAACAGGCTTTGAAACAGTATTAGAGGCAAACAAAGAACTTGGCTCGATTGAGCCAGTAAAATATTCAACACCACCAGAATGCCAAACATCATATAATGTTTGTATAGGCGTAGATGCGGCAGTAATTGCAACGGAGCAAGAATAAATACCAGTTGAAACGTAACCCCCAGTTAAGTTGAGATTACCATTATATAAAGTTAATTTGCTTCCAGAGGGGGCCGTGTCATTTGCCGAACCAGAGTAAAGGCTAACTAAAATTGCCTTAGTGCCAACACTAGGTATATTAGCCAATCTACCTCTAACATAATTATAAAAGTAAATTGTATTTAAGTTATCTTCCGCAGACGCCAAAGAGCTACTATAATAAAAGTTCCCACGATCATCTTTGGTTGAACTATTCCACCTAGCTTCAATCAATGGCTTTTTGAAGAAAAACTCGGAACCTCTACCAAAGAGTCTTTTTGTATAATATGAAGTTGTAGCACCACCAGGATTTCTAATCACATTTGTGTCTTGATTAGCATATGCTAATGAAGCAGAAGCCTCAAAACTAGAAGAAAGCTTTACTAAGACACCATAATTTTGAATATTTCCAGCCAGCCATCTCTCTACTAGAGGGGTAATGTTCACTTCAAGATCTTCAAAACCGGTATCAAAACTTTGTTCATAAAGATAGTCTGCAGAACTAGTAATGACAGAGCCACCTATAGCCCTTGATCCATCTGAATTGACCCATGCAGTTGTTTGAGAGGCACTCATCCAGTTTGAGCCAACATTATTGCCTCTCGTATCGGAGTAATTTTCCAAATCTAAACCAAGTCCCTCTTGCCATGATTGTGAAACAGGGTTCACAGTCATAGTATAGCTACGTGGAGTTGTTGTTGAATGCTCCGCATCAAACATTCGTAAATAAAAACTTACACTTCCACTTCCAGGTAAAAGACCAATAGATCTATCTGTAGCAATAGAGGATACGGGGAATCTAACCAAAACACGCGACAATTCTTGAGATGATGTTGTTATTCTACCATAAATAGAATAAGCCTCTAAAACATCAGCCTGTCCCATATTAGAGCCAGTTGCTCTGGTACTAAAATCTGGCTTATAAGCATTAACAATCGTATTGTTTAAATCAGCTCTATATCTTTTGATGCCCATTATCTAATCTTTCCTACAATATCTGTGGAATATTTCAACTCGGCAATTACGTTTTTTGGAACCATAATATATGTTCCATCTGGTGATGTGTTTTGGTTTATATTGAATTGCACGTTAGAGTAATTAGTTCCAGTTTTATTTACAATCTTAACTTTTACAACATCTAAAACGCCTGTCACTTTTGATAAATGAGAATAAATATCAGAAATAGCGATCTGTTCTCCGATAAAAAACGGAGTAGAAAACATTTCAGTAATAGCAGCGGTACATCTTCTTAGTAAATCAAATCTATCAATCCCAGAATTTGGAGTTACAACAAATTCAATTCCAAAATTGAATATAAAAGCATCTAAAATATCAACAGA